GTTGTTATTGGTGCTTGGTTCGGGTTTGGTGTCATTGAACGACTTAATATTATAGAAACAGAACTACAACTGATGCAAGCTGACTTACTTAAAGCAGCTGAACAAACACCAATAGATCAAGAACAGTTTATGTTATTAGAGTTCTTAACTAAAGAACATGACAAACTTAAAACAGATGTAGAAGATAAACTACCTATGATTGATAAGGTAGATATGCACTCTCAGTTCTTAGAAGAAAGAGTAATAGATCTTGAAACCATAACAGACAAATTAAGGAACGGACATGATTGAAGTAGTATTTGCAATATTAATGATAAGCAACGGAAAGGTTATAGAGTATGTGCCTACAAGCGGTATGGCTGACTGCCTGGAACAGAAACGCATTGTTACTAGACAAATCGGTGAGGATCAAGATGGCATCTCAATGCAATGCAAACAAGTCACAGCAGAAATTGAGATCGACATGGGTGACAGAAAAAGGATTAAAAAAATCATAAAGTAATGGCCTACAAAAAGTTTGCTAACGTAAAGCTCGGAGAGTGTGAGCATTGCGGTAAAGATGTCTATCGACACGACTCATTTGTTGTGAAAGAAATAATGTTCCCCAAAATACAAAAGTTGTATTTATGTCACAATTCTAGAAAACAAGAAGATTGTTTTACTAGACACGAAAAGATCGAATAGATCATAAATAATTACCACAAAGGTCGTTAATTTATACAACGACAACCCTGATCTTATTCTGTAATAAAAAATCCCCAAAAACTAGGATAAAATGGCGGTCCCTACGGGATTCGAACCTTTTATTTAGATCAAAAAGATCAATAAAATCAACAAAACTCACAAAAATTATTTTACCCTACATTTTTCCTACCTTTAAATTTTCCTAGTTTTCCAACATATTTTACATATAAAAAAAACGTAAGCAACCCAACCCTACATGTTGACCTAAATGGTATTATCAAATATATTGTATTTTAATGATCTTTAAAATCATACGGGGAATAGCTTATTAATGGGATATACAACATTTCAAGAATACAAAAACAAAAACAACAGAACAGCATACAAAGTAGTTACACCATACGTTAATGATGAAGGTAAGAAATCATCATTTGTTACAAAATTTGATCCTCATTCACCTACTATGCCAATGGATAAACATGAGGCAAAAGTAGCTGCAATGTCTTTGGCAGCTCACATAAACAAAGTTGGGGCTAAAGTTTATTTTGATTTGATGCCCTTGTGTGAGGCCATAGAAACTATTTATAAACCTGAACGAAGAGAGCAACACAAAACAAGTGAACCTAGAAGTTTAACAGAAAAAGAAATGAATATGGGTTTTTATAATTGTGGTGGCATATACGAAAATGGTCACAAAAAAGAAGGTCAAACGTATGGATGGATCATAAGAACAAGTTTATGGAAACAACCTATTAAGACTATTAACACTACATCTTGCACAAACATGGTAAGAGAACTGAAAGAGTTAGGTTGCAAGGATAGTAAAATTACAAGTGTTCTTGACACATTAAAACAAGTTATAAAGATATGTGTGGCATCTGATAAATGCACATTGCAAACCAATCAAGTTATTAGTTTTAAAAGAAAGAAAACAAAGAAAGATATAGCAGTTCAAATACCAGCTAAAAAAGATATTGATCTTATGATTAGTAAAGCATCACCTTTGTATTCTATTATGTTTTTGTTCATATCATTGACTGGTATGAGGTGGCAAGAAATGTCAGCATTTACCTGGAACAAGATAAGTTGGAACCGTGATATGTTAATTATAGATCACGCAATACAAGATGGGTATTACACCAAAGGAACTAAGACGGCAGCTGGTGAACGTGATGTACCATTAGTTAAAAAATTAAAAGATGCTTTGTTAAAATGGAAAGAACACCCATTGTCTGACAAAACAAATGGTGATGATACTTTTATATTTGGTGATGGCAATGGCAACTACATTCCACATCATAAAACTAATGTGTATTACAAAAGATTAAAAGAAGAATGCAATTTAGATTGGCATGGAGGCATACATTCGTTCAGACATTATTATGCAAGTTTACTGTTTGACTGGCATCGTAAACAAGCAATATCATTGAAGGACATAACATACTACATTGGACATACAGATATTAATTTTACCATGAAAAAGTATGCTAAATGTTTTAATGATGAAGATAAATGGTTTGAACGAGTAGACAAAATAAATGCTTGTTTAGACGAATTTTAGGGGGTACCCGTAGTATCACCTGGTTTCATTTCGTCAATCCTCGTGCTTCCTAGAAGGTTTTTTTTTGTGCAAGGAGAGCAAAAAATTTGTTCTATGCCTTGATAATTATATTTCCAAGTAAATTTAGTATGAGTTAATGGACTGAATGTTTTATGACACAAATCACATTTCAAATTAATCACCAGACAAAATCTTTTCAATTCCTTTGTGGTGTATGAAAAGTTCTCTTACGCAGTTTTGAATGATTCTAAGGTTGCGTATATCTTGTTCTCGATAGTATCGTCTTGACCGTGGATGGTTGTTGCGTCTTACTGGTTTTATAAAATCAGGATGTTTTGACTCCCAAAATCTAAGGATCCATTGTGGTTCTTCTAATATTTTTGATACTTCATTGGTGTTATAAAATGTTTTCATCTTATTTCTCCAGGTAAGGATCTTCAAACAAACGATCAATGATAGCACCACGGACCGTTATTGGTGTGCCATCTCCTCTACGCAATGTACGTTCTTTTAATACAGATAATGCTTGTAATGGATCGGGATATGAATCCAGTTGAGCTGTAATATCAAAACCAGCCTCTACAATTGTTGAGTACAACTCAGTTCCCTCTTTCATTTCAGGCCATGGTTTCACCACTCTTAGTTCACCAGTCTCAGGGTCTAATTGTATCTCTAAATATATTTTTTGATTGTTGTGGTACAATGGCACTCTACAACATTGTCTCCTATTTGATTTAATCTCAAATTGTTCTGGGTTGCTATTACTCATAATACTTTTAATGACCTTTTCTTACCTTGTGTTTGTTCTAAAAATCCTCTTTCAATAAGCTGTGAAACATGTGATCGAGCTGCAACTTGCGTTATGCCTACTGCCTTGCCAACCTCTGTTTGTGATGGGCTATATCCGTTTTCTTTAAAAAACTTTTTAATAAAATCTAAAACTTTTTTTTGTTTTGGTGTCATTCAATAACCTTGATTAATTTTTTTAAATACCACTCAGCCTTTTGATAATCCTGAAGTGCATTGCCTTTCATCTCAGCTCGTGAAATGTATTTGTATATTTGGCCCAAGCAATATCCTTTAAACATTTCTGGGCTTAATCCATTTTGTATGACATCAATTGTTTCAATGTCACTGCTTGTGTAATGCTTGGGATGATTTACTGGATCGTGGCTCATAAGCTGACCACAACTATGACTATAACAAACAAAGCCATGCCAATTAATTTCCATCCAAAGGGTGATATATATCTCATATAATGTCCTGGGAGGTGGGTAAGGTAATAAAGGAATTATGAACGAATCAAAACACCCTACCCACCATAAAAGTTAAAATGGTATTTCATCTCCTTGTGTTGCTTGACTTGGAGCATTAGCTTCACTGAGCTGTATTGATATGCCGTCTTTGTGCTTATCACTTTTCCATGCAGCCATTCGAGCTTTACGTTCAGAACCATCTTTGTTGACAATGGTGATAGGTCCAGTCCAAACTGGAGCTTTATCATTGTCTCTTTTTTCATTTGGAAACAGCATACCGTTTCCCATTTTTACATAATCACTCATATCGTTTTTCCTTCTGTTAATGTTTGTTGAGTTTTAGTGTATAAAGCATCTATGGCTTTCATCTTCTTAGGGTTTGTATCTCTTAAACCCTTCAAAAATTCTCTAATTTCAGGCTGACTTACAACAGCTTTTAAAGATTCTGTTTGACTGGCATTTTGAATCTGTTCAATAACACTGTCATAAGTCACTGTTTCTCTAACCAAAGCCAATCCAGTGTGGTTTTGCTTAGACTTTTTTAACAACTCACCATCATGCATAGCTTGTTGCACTTCTTCATAAGAAGAAATCTTGTCGTTGGACAATCCAAGATTGCCTAATGCCCTCCCAATGCAGCTTGTCTCACAATTTTCTAAAGCACTTGTTTTATTAACTGGTCCGATTGATCTAAATTCTTCAGCAGTTCCAGTTGCAACTAACTTATCGTCTATAAATATAGATGATCTCATCACAACTCGTGTAGCTGTGTTCTCAACAATCTCTGTATTTATTAAAGCTCGTGTACCAAAATGCTTACGCATAATCTGTATTCGTGGACCTATTTCTAAATACTTTTTGCCTTTTAAATTAATAGACAATTCATCTTGCTTAACCATTATTTCATCCATGGCATTGCGTAATAATTTTGTTGCTGATGTTTCTTGTTTCATTGCTCCTCCTATAAGTTGTGTGCTTGTTTAAATAATTCTCTGGCCTTGTGTAAATTCTCATCACCTAAATCTGCATAAAAACTATCCCAATCAGGATCGTGAAAACTTAACAATCGTAATACATCACCCTTACTGTTCATCACATGTCTGTCTCTTAATCGTGCCTGATTTTTTAAATATTCAACATGCTCGTTCATGGCATCTACTGTCAATAAATCACAGTTGGATGAATCAAATATTTTGTATTCTTTGTCGTTTACATAAAATAAGAACGGCCTCTTGTTTGTGCATTTCCAATAGTATGCAGTTTGTCTGCAATGATTGATAAGTGGTGCGTCAATCTTTGTTGTGCTGACACTTCTCGTGCCATCTTTTTTTGGTTTCAATAATCGTGGTAGCCTTAATTTTTGCTCCCCAAACTTTAAATCATCTTCACCATCTATTCGGCCCAACATACCTACAAAAGTTAATGGCATTGTGACATTGCGTTCTGCTACAACTGGTGATGTAAATGCAATGGCCTTCCAGGCTGCAATAGAATGTTTTAAATAATCTACTGCTAAACCTCTAAATGCATCATACTTTTCTTTGTCTTTGTCATCATAAGGCTCGTAGGCAGCAAATTCTTCATTTAATATTTCGTATGCCTGGTCCTCTGATATTTTTTTGTTGTTTACTTTCTGACTATTAAAAGTCCAAATCACATCACAGAAAATGAGCTGACAAATGTAGCCAATTGTTGTGCCAAAAAACATGTTGATGTTTCTTTTATTTAATCTGCGTGTTGACTGATCAAAAGCTCCATACAATAAAGCCCATACCCATATCGGCATTAAAAGTTGTGTTGGTGAGTAATGGTTTATATCTAGTTCTATAAACTCTTGAGGTATAATACCCAGTTCTTCGTCTAACGATTTTGGTTTTTGTTGTTCAACCATGCAAATCACTTAATTGTATTTGCTTAAATAAGTCAACCTATAAGATCATATTGATCTTTTAGATCATATATAAATGTTTAATGATATGTGTATATAAATGCTATCTAATATTAATAGTATTTAATTTATGTTTTAAAACTGGGAAAATTTGATCAAATAAATCACTAAAAATTAGTGATTAAAAACAACATGATTAGTTTTTGTTGGTAAAAAAAGGTTGTATTATTCTATAAATTTTGGTCTTGCAATAATTATATCTAAATGATGAAAATGACTAATATCTTTTTTTTGAAAATCAACACATCTTGTATTGTATATATCTGACAAATAAACCATTGGTTCCGTACTCATAACTGGAGTGCTGACACCAGTTAAAAAACCACAATACCAATCCTTATTTTTCTTCATCTGTATCAGTATAGGTTGAGACATAGCCTCCATTAATACATCATTGTTTAAATTTTGTTTTTGCTTAGAAAACATATGTATAGCAGACACCTGATTGCCAAAATATGTTGTTTGTGGGTGTGTTTGATCGGCCCATACAGCATAATGGCTGTCTGTAAACTCAGATGGACAATAAAATTTACTAATTGATGGCTTAAATATCACCCTCATATCATGCGTTTGGCATGGCATAGCATCTACTGTTTTTACTCTGTTTTCGGGTACTTGAAAAAAATCAGTCCAGTTAAAACCATAGTTTTTAGCAATGTCTTGAGCTAATTCTAATGGCATTTTCTTTTTACCTTGCAAAATTCTAAGCATATGTTCCCTGGTGTACCAAGGTTTTCTGCCTTGAGAATATTGCACTAATATTTCTTCTATGTCTATGTTTCTTGATTCAAGAGTGGGCCTCATTAACCATCCATCTCCCTTATGTATTGTTACAGCATTGCTCATAATATACTTTTTTTCCTTTTATTTATAAAGTTAATAAAACCATTTTGGTCACATGATCTTTTTTATCTGATATGATCTTTTATGTCAATTATAAATAAATTATAACTATCTTATAAGTTGTGATCTAAGAGATCAGTAAGTATAAGTAAACAATGTACTTATCAAAGTGGATTGATCTAACAAACACGAGCAAAAAAGGACTAGCAGAAAAGCTAGGAAACATAACACCCACATCGGTCACACGTTGGACCAAATCAAAACGATTTCCAAAACCACAAGAACTTATGCGTATCGAAGAAATAACTGAGGGCCTTGTCACTGCAAACGACTTTGTAAAACAATGGAAAGAGCAGAATGGCCAAAAAGAAATTTAATATTGATCAATTTAAATTAGTTCAAGTGCATTTTGAGGATGCTATGGATTATGACACTGGATGGCACGATTTAAAAAAAGTTCAAGCTGCAAAAACAGAACCAGTCACAAGTGTTGGTTGGATCGTAAATGAAACAGAAAAGCATATTGTCTTATCAGCAGATTTTTGTAGTGACGGCACAACTGGTAGAGCAATTGCAATCCCTAAAGATTGGTGCCAAAAAATAGTACCACTGAAAGAGGTTGTAGATGGACCCAACTGATGAGTATGGATGGTAATGATAGCTGATTTAACATGGCATGAATACCAAATGGCAGCTCAGGTAGGTGTCAGCCGTAAATCACAATCAATTAATCTTGGTCATAAAGATCGTTATGGTTCAACCTGGAACCCAATCAATGATATAGGATGGTCAGTCGTTAGTGCTGTATCTGAATTGGCCGTTGCTAAATGCCTGAAGATGTATTGGGATGGTTCAGTCAATACCTTCTCACGACCTGATTTAGAGGGCATAGAAGTTAAGGCCCAACTTCATCATAGTATTGATCCAAGTAAGACAAGCAACTTTCTAATTATAAAACCAAATGCAGATGACGAGCTTGTGCATGTCCTGGTCCTTGTTCATTCAAACACACGATACGAAGTTGTCGGATTTATTAAAGGTAAGAACGCAAAGATTACACAATTTGAACGACAAGTAAAAGATCGGCCACCATTTTATGCCGTACCAATTGATGAACTTACAGATATGAGGATGTTATGATCAAACACTACACAATTACTGCACTAATTTTATTTGTTTTTGTATTAGGTTTATACATTGGACACTATTTTGCGGCCCCACTTCATCATGTGCTTGATACGATGTGGAGTGAAATAGAAATATCACGATACCATTTAGATTTAATCTGCATTCAAGTAGGCTGTATCTTTGAATAGCCAGGCAAAATGGGGGTGGTTTCTCCGATCTGATGTCAGCCCCAACGGGAAGATCGTTTACCTCTTATTGAGTGAGTATAAGGCCAAATACGGGAGGTGCTATATTCGTCAACAAACCATTGCAAACCAAATTAATATGAACAGAAGAACAGTCGTTCGTGCATTGCGTGAGTTAGAAGATAAACGATTAATTACAAGAAAAAGATTAAAAAGCTCGTGTGAATATTTTTTACATATCAGTTTATTAGACAATGTTCTAAGGCCTCAACAAAGTGATACGACACCAGAGTCGTATATTAGTAAAGTATATAATACTAATAATACTACTTATAGAACTACTAAGAATACTAAGAAGGTGCCAGATTTGTCTCATCTGGGGAAGAATTTAAAGATGAGTTATAAAACTGCTGTCCATGACATAAAAAATGGGAGCAGACTAAAAAAAGCAGACCAACTTGTTCACAATAAATTCTTTACTCACATGAAATCACGAGGTGATATGGGTAAGTTTTGGCAACAACTTATTGATGGTGAAATCGAATGGCCTGAAGAACTACCAAAGTTAGGTAAGGCATGATGAAAGTCCTTGGTCATTCTTGGGCTTATTCTTGGTTCCTTGCTCATTCTTGGAAATTTATCAAATGACTATCACTTCTGTACAAATAATAGATATGTTTCAAATAGCTTATGATACAGATAAAAAGCTGCCTTCTGTATATAAACGAGGTGCAAGCTCTATGAAGTTTGACATTGTGCATGATAGCTCAGATCATAATCGTTGGAGTAAGCAGCCCATTAAAACAGTTGCTACAAGTAGAGAGATTGAGATATACGAATTTTGTCTTTTTTACTTAGGCCCATTAATGAGTGTAGATGAGAGAAAACTTGTTTGGGCCAGAACCTTGAATGCTCCCTGGCATTGGATAGGTAAAAATATTCTTCATTGCTCCCGTCATACTGCAAAAAAAAGATATTTAGAAGTTATTCGTATGCTTAGAATGAGAGTATCAATCAGTGAGGAGCTTATGAAAAAGCTCCCCAGGATTTAATTAATTTTATATATTTCTTGTCTATTGTTATGTCACCAATATGACGAAAACCAGACCACAATCTTACTGTGTACATATTATCTGCATAATAATTTAAAATTGTAGCCTCTTTATTGCCATTAACTTCAACGCAATCACCTATATTATATCTCATTGTTGTTTGTCCTTCCCTGTTTTACAATTTTGTATTTCTTTTTCTTCTACAAATTCCACAAAACCCTTTGCATCCTCTAATGCGTCTTTTATTAGACCTTCTGCAAGGTGTTTGCCTGGTGCAGCCCAAAAAACTTGTGTCATTGTTTCACACAATCTGGCGTACAAATACGTTTGTGGTTTTATGTTTTTAAATTTTTTGTATATTTGTATTTTTTCTTTTTCAATATTATCATAAATAATATCTTGTGTTTTTTCATAGTTAGTTTGTTTCATTAGTTAGTCCTCCGTTTGTAATTTAATAAATTTTCTAAAGCTATTTCTAAATCTTCATACATACTTTTGTATGTTTCATCAGATATATATTTTGATAGTTCTTCCCCAAAATAATTAATTTGTAAATTAACTTCTAATTCTTCCATGTCTATTCCACAATCTTTGCAAACAATCTCGTAATGACTTGCACAGCTCGGACAGACGTTAATATGTTCTTTACTCATATTTCCCCCTTGCAATTTTACTATCATTGTAAGCAACTTTTATTTCTGTTTTAAGCTGCTCCATTTTTTTTCTGTCTTTTTCTTCGTTAATAATTTCCATTAAAACATCACATAGCCAATCAGGTTTAATTTTACCATCAGCCCAATATAATAATTCTGTTTTATCTATTTTCATATTTACCCCTTAATCTTTTTCATTTGTTGTTTTGCTAATTGATAAAAATATTTATTGTCTGGCATACATGTATCTGTTCCCTCACTATGCTGACAATCTCGACAATACTCACCGGGTTCAACATTATAATTATAATTGATATTGGCCCCTCCGCAGCTGGCACATACTTCAATGCCTAATTCTAAATAATCTGCGTATGAATAATCTTTATTCATTGTTAACCCCCTTAATAAGTTTTATTAATTCAATGATTAATTCTTTGGTGCCTAAAATAATTATGTAGGCAAAAATAAAGACCATGGCCCCCAATAGGAATTGCGGGCCTGGGTCCAGGTTTATTGTTGTTAGCAGCTCAATCATTTTGACCATCCCCACATTTCTTCTAGTGCGTCATCAAGGCCAATTTCATCTATAAATGGTATATTTACTCGATCACTGCCCCAATATCCTTGAACCTCCATTGAACGGGTATCGACATAAATATTTGGACCACCACCTGCTACTAGCAATTCAGCTCCATAATAGGAACCATCACTGCCAACAAGGTATTTAATGTCGTAAACATGTTCTAAATAATCAAAGCCAGAAAGCTGCCAATCTTTTTTATCATCTTCATCTAATTGATTGTAGGATTCATAACTCTCTTTATTTATTTCCTCACCACCAGATATTTTATAGGCAATATTTTTGCACATCCTTGTCAATTGGTCGTAAGTTGTATCTTTTATGGTGTTACTCATTGCAACCCCCTTTCAATTGCTCATTAAGTTTGATTAATTTACTTTCTAAGTGGTTAAGCCTTTCAACGTCATCAGTTGAATAGCTTGTATTGTCAAACATCCAATAAATGTCATTGATCTGCTTTTGAACTTGTTTAATTTGTTCAATCATACAGCCCCCTTTTTAATCATTAAATCGTAGTTGCCATCATTACCGACTAAAGAATATCTTTGATCAATCCAATCAAAGCATTTTTGCAAATTTATGTTTGTGTATAATTCTAAATCAAGCAATCCAGTTTCAGCATATTCTCTATGCACAACAACAATGTTTTCTGCATTGTCTGAACCCGTTATAGTTGCAATTTTATGTATTTTTTTTTGTCCATTAGTCATAAGTTATCCTTTATTAATGTTCTGATCTTAAAGATCATATTGACCTTTTAGGTCATAATATAATATATGTCAATAGCATAATAAAAAAAAATATTGGACATTTTGCCCCGAATAAGCAATAAATCTTGATATAATAGCAAATCATTGCGTTGATTTAATAAACCATGGTAGGTAGGCCCCAATCTAAAATTTTTTGTGAGAGCCTCACAAGATCATCAAACTATACTAAACAATGTAGAGCCAAAGGCTACTTGATGAAGTCTGGCCATTATCGGTGTAAAAATCATGGTGGATATAGTGATTGGAACGCAAAGACTAAGCAAGGCAAGTTTAAGGCCCTTAGAAATTTAAGATCATTAAAACATTTATCAGATGAAGAAATTAGAACTAAATACATCATTGAAAGAGAAAATCCTCGAGCAATTGAGCCTGGGAGTGAATTTAACTAAAATATGTAATGACAAAACTATGCCTAGTTTAACAACTGTATACAAATGGTGTAGAGAATATAAAGAGTTTGGTGAAGAAGTTGCAGAATGTAGAAGGTTAGGCTGCCAAACATGGCTTGATACTGCAATGAATGAATTAGACAAGAAAGACGTACCACCCAATCAAATACCATTTTTAAGAGAGAAGTTATATATGGCCCGTTGGATGGCTTCTAAATTGTTGGGAGCTTACGGGGACAAGCAAGAGATTAAACAAAGTGGTAACAGTTCATTGACTATTAAATGGGAGGTACCAATTGACCCCAGCTCAACGCATACGGACGGACGGCCCCTCACGAGTGATGGAGTTCAAAGCAATCAAGCAACCCTAGAAGGAAAGCAAGCCTAGTATCTGGTGTATGGCCTCAAGTATTGACGGGATAAGATCCCGTAGCATATATTTTTGGCAGTTTTTGGGCATGGCACACCCCGAAAAAATGGCCCCAGTTTTTTATATATATATATCCCGAACTCAAGGTACCTAGATGGATGATGATTTAAAAGATTTAATTGCAATGGTGTTTTACGACAACGGCACAAAAAGTGTGTTCATAAACATCACTGGCTTTAGAAACAACATGCACGGCAGAGATGTGTCTGATTGGATATTAGAAACATTAAATATTGAGCAACTAGAATTTGGTGATGAAAAACCAACGATGCACTAATGGAAATAACTATTCCTTACAGCCCAAGAGAGCTGCAACAAGAGATACACACAAACTTAGCTAAATACAGATGGGCCGTACTATCTATACATAGACGAGCTGGCAAGTCTGTATTGTGTATAAACGAGCTAATAAAACGTGCTTTAACGAACACCATGTGGAACCCACGGTACGCATACATCGGCCCAACCTATAAACAAACAAAGTCAATTATATTTGACTATTTAAAATTTTATGCTGGTGTCATACCTGGAACGAAGTTTAACGAACAAGAACTTAGTTGTTTGTTTCCAACGGGTGCCAAAATTACACTTCTTGGATCTGAAAACCCAGACAGCTTGAGGGGTAATTATTATGATGGAATCATTGTTGATGAGTATGCACAGGTCAATCCAAGATTATTTCCTGAAATAATTCGACCAGCATTATCTGACCGAAAAGGTTTCTGTTACTTTGTGGGAACACCACAAGGTATGAGCAATGATTTCTATGCCAAGTACCAGCACGGACTCAAAGATAAGACCTGGTACACAAAGATTGCTAAAGCATCTGAGACTGGCATAGTCGATCAGGAAGAACTAGATGCAGCCCTAGATTTGATGGGGCAAAAAAAGTACAGACAAGAGTTTGAATGTGATTGGGTTGCTTCAATAGAAGGTGCCATATACGGAGATGTCATAGAAAAAATAGAACAAAAAGGACAAGTAGGCCGTGTACCTTATGATGCTACCTACCCCGTATCAACAGCCTGGGATATAGGAATATCAGACAAAACAACGATTATATTTTTTCAACAAGTTGGAAGATCAATACAAATTATAGATTATTACGAAAGCAGTAATGAAGGACTGCCACACTACATCAGTGTGATTAACAAGAAAGATTACGTTTACAAGGATCATTATGGACCTCACGACCTAGAACAACGTGAGTTTACAAATGGAAAATCAAGACGTGAGATTGCATACGAACTTGGTTTACGATTTAAGATAGTACCAAAACTTAGCATAGAGGATGGGCTGCACTATACGCAGCTGCTACTCAATAGATGCTGGATAGACATGGATAGTTGTAAGAAACTTTTAGATGCCTTGAGGAACTATCACCGCAAATTTAATGACACCTTGCAAACCTTTAATGCAAAGCCCGTACATGACTGGAGTTCACACGCAGCAGATAGCATGAGAACACTAGCTGTTGGCTTGCAAGAATTAAAAACAACAGAGCAAATACCACAACAATTTGCTGACAACAACTACAACCCGTTAGGAATACAATGAGTAGAATATTAAGCCCCAAAATGAATATGCCACCTCCCCCAAAACAAGTTATACCGTTGACACCCATTGGATCTGTTGCAAAAGAAGATCCTGACGCACAGAAAAAAAGACGTGGCAAGAAAGCAACAATATTGACATCAAACAGTGGATTACAAAACCAAGACGAAGATTCATACAAACCATCACTACTAGGATAATACTATGGCAAAACCAGGACTATATGCAAACATACATGCAAAACGCAGAAGAATAAAAGCTGGATCAGGTGAAAAAATGAGAAAACCTGGATCACCAGGATCACCAACTGCTGCTAATTTTAAACGAGCTGCAAAGACAGCAAAGAAAACTTTATTAGGATAAGGAGAACATTATGCCACAAGGAAAAGGAACTTATGGATCTACTAAAGGTAGACCACCAGTAAAAAAGAAAAAGAAAAAAAACAATAAAATAAAAAGGATAACACTATGAGTGGAATAATCGGAGGTCGTAAGCCAAAACCAGTTGCAATGACTGCAATAAAAGAATTGCAAACGACTAAAACTCAAGACATAGCACAAGATGTCCAAGCTGATAAGAAAAAGAAAAAGCCAGGACAATCTTCATTGATTGAAACAACATCAATGGGCTTAGGTGGTGATGCACCAACTTACAAGCCAACCCTATTAAGCTAATATGAAAAACAAAAACGCAGAAATGCTAGTAGACCGTTTTGCTACGTTAAGAACAAATCGGTCAACATGGGAAAGTCATTGGCAAGAAATAGCTGATTACATGCTGCCTCGTAAAGCTGACATCACTACACAACGTACTCGTGGTGATAAAAGAACTGAGGTTATATTTGATGGTACGGCTATTCATGCATTAGAACTATTAAGTTCTAGTCTGCACGGTATGTTGACTAACTCGGCTACTCCATGGTTTACATTAGCCTACAAGGATCTTGCATTGTCTGAAGATGATGATGCTAGAGAATGGCTAGACTCAGTAACTGAGGATATGTACGTTGCTTTTAATCGTTCAAATTTTCAACAAGAAATCCAAGAGCTATACCAAGATTTAATATCCTTTGGTACGTCAGCTATGTTTGTATCAACAGACGA